GCGCCACAAAAACTTCCAAAGTGCTTGTTTTACGTCTAAGCTAGACCACCCTCTTTATCCATAATCTCTATCAATCATAATCTGTATGATTGGATGAGAGACTAAAACTGGAATATGAGGTATCATCTCCATGTGCCGACAATAATTCTGTAAATCAAATAAATCTAAATTATATCGCTTTAACATGAAGGCATTAAAAATATGGTCAGGTATCCATTTTTTATCATCTTTTACCACACCATATTCTGAGACATTCTCTTTAAGAACAACTATCTCAGTTCGGTCTATTTTTTGTATACTTTGGGTCAATCTAACTAAATTTTTATGAATTCGTTTATAAAACCAATTAGATTGTGGAGCCCCAAAACCTAACCACTGCGCCCACAACATTAATTCCACTTTTTGTTGTTCGGTGTATTTATTTGGATATACATGTGAAGCACCAGTGCAAGTTGCACCAATTTTTGCGATGAAACTTGGAAGTCTCATCCAAATATAATCTGAATCACAAGTTTCTAAAAAGACTCCTTTTAGAAAAGTAATATCCGCAGTGTCTGAAAATAAGATTTTGGCAGTTAATCCCATTTTCAAGTAGCTATTTGCAAGGTCACCCTGTTCCTCTAAAGCGGTCATGGTGGTTTTAATGTTGATGATGGAATTGGATAAGCAAGTAGCTGGTTGCCCTGTATACATCATATCTAATTTGTGTTCCTTCTTCCAAAGATTCTCCATATCTGTATGCCTGTGTCTAACATTTAATGGCATAGTCATCAACTCCTCAAATTTGTCTGCTTCCTCATTGAATCCTTGTGATCTCAAAAAATGATACCAAATTGACAAGACCATCTTATTCTGTGATCTATCAAATTTTGAAAAATCTGATTCAATAAACTTTGGCCAGTTTGGAAAATAATTATTTATAATAGCCAAGTCATCCCCCATAACCAACATTGAAACTGTATCAGTCAAATACAATGAATCATTAAAGAATTTTGCCAATGTGGTGGAAGTTGCCCCACAAGTAAAATAAACTCTTAGATTACCATTTAAACCTATAGTAATTGTTGGTTGTTTTGTCCCAGTATAATCAAATACATCATATGCTAATCTATGGGACATTGTTTTTATCAAAGGTCCTAATAATGCGAAAAAAGACCCTGAACAGTCAAAAACTGGTCGTGTGACAAATTTGCTCTTTCCTGTAATTTTTTCGTCACATTTATTCTGCACCTTAATTGCTTGATCATAATCTCCCACTTCCAAACGTTGGTAAGTCTTTTTGAACAATAGCAATTGTTTAGTTTTTAAGGATTTCATCCACTCCTCATGTACCCACTCTTGTTTTGCATCTATTTGCCATAATTGATTTTTAGCACGAGCAATCATTACTAAATCTGAGCTGGTATTCTGTGGTTTATGAAGTCTATAATAATACATGCCTTGTAAATTATGTAGACTTGGAGCTGGTTTTTTGAACGAAGAACAATGCCAAAGTGTGACGTAGAGACCATCATAAGTTTTATAATCGGTTCTCAAATCTGGGTAATCCATGTTAGGGATATCATGATTAACTTCTTCAAACTTTGGTAAAGCACATGGCAACAAGGTAGCTTGGGAAATTGGTAATACCTCAATCTTTTGACCATAATCTTGATTTACAGAATTATGAATGTTGTCATTATATTGTTGACGCAATGAATCATTATTAGTATAAATGATTTGAGACATTTATGTCTTAATGTTAATTGCTCGTTCTTCGCAAAGTGCATCTGAACACGATCGCAAAAAGAATATTTTGTAGATTTTTGATGCCAATAATAATTCTTCCATGTTCCATAGAGCACTCTCTCAACACCTCCCAAAACTTGTAACCACCAGGTATGGTTTTCAAAACTTCTTCTAAATAAACAGAAAAAGTTGGGTGTGATTGAAATAATGATAATTGTCTCTCTTGATAAAATCGTGTATAACTGTTTCCACTGAATATATCGCAAATATAATTGGTAAATAAAAACCCAATATATATTAATATACTTGCAACTATTCCCATGTAAACAACGTCATATACTTGTTTTCCCAAAACAATCTGTATCAGTTCATGTATTAAACTAATTGGTATCAAAG